CCGTTTTCTTGTGCATATACAATCCCATCAGCAGAAGTAGCGTAAGGCGTCGGGTAAACGCCAGGAGCAACCCAAGCAGTACGGGGCATTTGCCCAATGGACCAATGGTCTTCTTTGTAATTCCAGATTACATAACGGTCGTTCTCAACGCTCCCCGAGCTTGGGTAGAACCACCAAATTTCATTAAAGGCGGGGTTGGCTCCAGCGTATACTTTTACGGCTTGGCCTTCATTAAAATCGCTAAATACATAGTCGCGAACTTCGCAAGGAAGATTTCTTACCGACCCGTCGTAGATATAAAAATCTGATTTGCTCATCCAGACGGCGAACGAATCGATAGCGGCAACCGCATTTGGCCCAGCCACTCCGCAGAAATCGCCCACGCGGTTGAATCCGTACACAAACGGAGGGCCAAGATAGGTCATGGAATGAACGTCTACGTCGGTGAAAATCAAACTTTCACCCCGTACACGCTTGGCGGTACGAATCTTCCCCGAGGTCTGTAGGTTGTAGTCGCCCGCCGTATTAGTGGCGGAAGGCGTCCATACCGTATTCACTTCTTGGTCGGACCACTGAACTTTCCGGATATCTCCACCTGCGCCCAGCGCCACCATGTACCGTTCCGGCGTAACAAAAACGCCTTGGTTGCTGGTAGGAGCGTTAGTGACAATGGCGGCGGCCGTTGTAGGACCAAGGGTCCACTGATAAATCTTTCCGTCATGCGGCGCGCAGCCAACAAGGTATTCGCCCCAGTTATCAAATGTCCAAGTAGCCGCTTCTACGGCAATTGTGTACACCAGTCTAGGCGTGCCATAGGCGGCGTTGCCGTACAAATAAGCGCCAAACCCGTTGCCCGTGGATGAGTCAGTATTCCCCGCAGAAAAACCAGTTGGAGTGATATCGTATAGCGTTCCAGTATCATTCCAAACGTATAGTTTGCTGGAGGTGCCAACCGCCAAATACCGCCCGCTGAGATTGTCGCGCCAGGTATAAAGCCCCCGACAGGCGCCTGAAAAAGTAGACGCCGTGTTTAGCCGTTGCCATCCGCCAATAGGCTGGATGAGTCCGTCTGTCCATCTGACTAAGTTAGCGTCGAACCAACGCCCACCAAGCTGATACTGTGTGCCGTTGCGGGCTACGCCGGGCGGAATTTTAAGCGGGGCGTAGGGCATCTTTATTTCGCCGGTGTTGAGTTGTACAGCATCTTGTCTTTGGCCTGCGCACCGGCGCTGCTGCCAAAATAGAACGCAACGATGGACGTCCACGCGGTGCCAAGGCTACCCAGCATGAGCATAAGGGCGTCGGACTTGACCGCTTCGCCGCTCATCAGCATCCACAGAATGCCGAAGAAACCGCTGGTCACGATCATAGCCAGCAGGCCGGGGATAAGCGACCTCGTGGTGGCCTGCATATCACGGGCAGACTTGCGGTCCTCGACCGCCAGTTCTTCAAACTTGATGCCCATCTCCTGGGCCTTGAGTTTGAGTTCAATCTCGGCCTCTTGCAGGCGCGCAACTTGGTCGGCGGTCAACTTGTTGCCTTGAAGCGCCTTGTTGACGGCTTCGACATCGGAACTATCTAGTCCAAGTTTCTTAGCGACAAACTCTGCGGCCATGCCGGCCAGCGGGCCGCCTAGCGCGGTTGCGACGGTTGGAACTAGCTTGCCTAACCAATCCATCACGGTACTCCCAAGATGGTAGCGAACTCGCGCGTTTTCTTTATGCGGTCGTCGATGCCAAGCGTACCACCATTAATCCTTTTAGTCAGCGCGGTTACGGCCAAGTCATCCACGCCGCTATCGCAGTACGACCAGAGCTTGTTATGGTCGAAAAAGAATAGCGCGGACTCCAAGGCGTACTCCGAAGCCACTTTGTCTGGCGTCCAGAGAATGTCCTTGTCGCCTTCGTAGTCCGCGAACGCCTTATAGTTGTCCCGGCCGGTCAACTGGATAGCGCCGCGCCCGCGGTATCTCCAGCCGTCGCCAGAGGCTTCCGAGCCATTGCCGAGACGACTGGCATAGACGCGATTGGCTATCATCTCCGGCTTACGGTCGTAATTGGCGGCTATGTCGAGCGTTGGAAAGTAGCGCGGGAACACTTCGACTAGACGGGCAGCCGAATAGTTCAGGTTCTCGGTCAGCACCGTGAAGTTGCCAGACTCATGCGCGCATTGGGCGAAGAAGTGCGCGGCCTGAAGAGGTTTAAGGCGCAGGTAGTCTGCGCCAGCCTTGAGAGTCTGAGGGCCGAAATGTCCGTCCGGCGTGACTCCGATGCGTTCTTGGAACGTTTTCAGCATTATTTACCGAATCCTTTGACCGCGGCGATGATAATGCCAATGGCCGCCGCCAAACCGGCCAGCCATTTGACGAACGCGACAATGTAAGTGGCCGTATTCCACGCGGCTACTAGGTCATGAACCTGGGAAGTTAACGCGTCAACTTTCTCTGTCAGTTCTTCCAAGTCACGCCGCAACAGCACCATCTCAACGTCATTTTTGCGCTGTTCTGGTTGAAGTTCCATGCGTTAGCCCTTAGGGTGCCAACGGCCAATCAATGTTTCCGGGAAAGCCAGGTTGCGACGTAATGTCGCGCAAGGCTTGTCGGTAAACGCCCCATGCAGCAGCCGCTATGGGGGCATCAGCAAGCTGTGTCCAGTCAGAAGCTGCTAAAAGCTGATTACGTTTGTCACGCGCTATCTGCGCTTCTACTGCTAATTCTTCCGCGGTTTTTGCCCGCACGGCCCACGACTGACGCCATACTTGCGTACCGGAATCAAACGCAGGCGCTACCTCTTCGCATATTTCGATTGCGGCGTCATACGCAGGCGGCGTTATTGGCTGAATTTCTACGGCGCCAAAAAAACGCATCGTTTCATCGGAAATATCCGCCGGAAACGAGACATCTTTACGAAGCAACTTGAGGTCCGCGGCGTTAAACGGGTATCGCGTAACCGCTGCGTTTTCTATCAAGGCATATTTCATGTCATATCCTCAAGCTGCTGACGAATAACGTGTTGCAGCACTTTTGCTTTTTTCTGCTCAATAATTTCAGAATTTAAAAGCCGTTCTAGTTGATTTTTAAAATCTTCCAAATCACTATCGTTACTAGCCTGAATGTGTTTAATCGCGAGCGTATAGTTGTCTATGTTTATCTGATAGCCAAGAATTTCTTGGTCTCTTTGCTCTAACGCTTGCGTCAAAATTTCTTGCTTGGTCATCTAATTACGCGTTAGTAAACGCGACCGAATTTGCATTGCCAGTTGGCAATGTACTTGGATTGGAAAATTTACTGCCAAACCCGGACGCCCACGGGTATGCCGTAACGTATGGGGTGCTGGAGTGAGATACCGCAACAACATTTCCGTTTGGTGAAAAGGCTACACCTTTTCCGCCGCCGGAAGGCAGCGTAGATGGATTTGAATATTTGGTTCCGAACCCAGACGCCCAGGGGTACACATTAATATACGGGCTGCTGGTATGCGCTACTGCTAAATCATTGCCGCTGGGCGAAAATTTAACGCTGAACGTTTCTGACGGTAATGTTGCTGGGTCGGAATACCGCGTTCCAAATCCGCTGCTCCACGGATAAGCTGAAATTACAGACCCGCCCCCACTTCCACCAACTACAATGTCGGTACCGGCCGGAGAGAATGCGACGGTTCTTCCTGTCGCGCCTCCCCCAGATACGGGCAAAGTAGACGGGTTTGCATACTTAGTTCCAAAACCTGCAGCCCACGGGTAAGCCGTTACATATGGAGAAGTAACGTGCGCGCACGCTACATCCGCCCCGGACGGAGAAAACGCAACGCCGTTAACTGTATTTGTCGGGAGCGTCGCGGGGTTTGAATATTTAGACCCAAACCCGCCGGACCAAGAATAAATAGAAAGGTAAGGGTTTCCGGAATGCCCTACAGCAATAGCATCATCTGAAGGAGAAAAAGTTACCGAAAACGCATTGTTTGCGGGAAGCGTTGCCGGATTTGAAAGTTTACTGCCAAACCCCGTTGACCAAGGATACACCGATATAAAAGGACTGGTATCGTGCGCGATAGCTATGTAGTCGTTAGTATAGGAAAACGCTACGCTGGCGCCCGTATTAGTGGGCAATGTTGAAGGGTCCGAATATTTGCTTCCAAATCCGCTCGCCGACCAAGGATAGACCGATACATAAGGACTGACTGCGTGAGCTATTGCTATGTCTACGGATTCGCCAGAGCACGACCTTACTTTATCGGCCAACATTAGTTGTTTCCTACGCGCGCGCCATAGATTGTAGAACCTACTTTCCATAGCTGTATCACTGTATATCCAGTGGTTTGCAAAGCGGGGGCGAACCCGCTGTTAGTTTTCCAAGTAACCGCCAGCGAGGACCATGTAATCGTATAGGCGGTGCCGTCATCTATCATCAGCGTAATAGACTGCCCCGCGTTCCAAGTCCCCGCCGTGGGGGTTGAATTACCTGTGAGTGTCCAGGTTTGGATGCTGCCGTTTGCGGGTGATAGCGCGGGCGTCGTTCCAGTGACCGCGTAAACTTCTTCTGTGTAGCCGTCGTTAAAAGTGGCCGCTGTCATGGTGGGGCCAGTCAAGGACGCGCCGCCGCTAAATGTCTGTAGCGAAGACCAAGTATTTGCGGTAGAAGTTAATGGAGCGGTCCACGAAGCGGTAGTACCGTTAGACGTCAAAGCGTATCCGTTTGCGCCTACTGCCAATCGCGTAGCGGAATTTGTGCCGTTGCCCAGAATCAAATCGCCGGTAGTCGTGATAGGCGACAAAGCGTTAAATGCAGCAGACGCCGTTACCTGGCCTGTGCCGCCATTTGCGATAGAAAGAGCGGTAGTTAGCGTGCCCGTCAAATTAAGTGTGCCCGCCACAGCTAAAGTTTTACCGGAGCCGACTTTAAGACCTACTGAAGTACCAGTTCCATCGGCTTTAAAAACAGCGTCGATGGTGTCCATGTCATTATTAAGTTTGGTGCCCCAGGTGTCGTTTGAAGCCCCTACTTCTGGCTTAGTCAACCCGAGATTTGTAGTGGTGGTGTCAGCCATTTATTACTCCTGGGGGACCCAGCTTTCGGCGGTTACATTTTGGGGCACCCATGTGTCGGGCGCAAGGGTTTGCTCTACCCAAGTTTCGGCAGATACATTTTGAGGCGTCCAAGTGCTAGATGCAAGATTTTGTGCCGTCCAAATTTCTGTGGGGGCTGGGTCAGGCACCCACGCCAAACGTATCGCCGAGTTGCTAATAATGCTGGCAAACCCAGCAAGAGTTAGAGAGGAAACAGCAGTTAAGGTGCTTTCCGCTTGTATTTCTGCGGCGCCACTTATCAGAAAAACGCCAGAAGCTGAAAAGTCACTGGTTGCCGTGACATCGGCGATACCAGTTAAAATCTGAATAGCTGACGCTGTTACCGCGCTATCGGCAGCTATCGATGCGGTGCCGTCTAACCGCAATCCGCCAGTCGCGACGAGACTCGATTCGCTAACTACCGTAGCCGTGCCAATTTGCACAGGCTGATATGTAAGTGTTGCTGATTGACCCGTTAGCGTGTACGCGCCGACATCGAAAGATAATTTACGAACAGCCGAAACAGTCGCCGCAACACCTGTAAGAGTGAACGCCCCTGCGCCCGCGTCTAAAGAATATGCTCCACTTGGAACATATATTAAGGTCGCGGATTGGCCGGATATCGTATAGGCGCCCGAATCCAACGACAGTAGTCGCGTTGCAAATGTTGTTGCTGCTTGGCCGGAAAGGGCGTACGCCCCCGCACTTAAAGCAAGTGTGCGAGTCGCGGTGATAGTCGCCGTTTGTCCGCTAATAGTGAACGCGCCAGCATCAAGTGCTAGGGTGCGAACGGCGATTGTGGTAGCCGTCTGGCCTGAAATAGTGAACGCGTCAGCATCAAGAGAAAGAATGCGCGTAGCTGTAGCAGTCGCGGCTTGGCCGGAGAGGGAATATGTACCTGCGTCTAGCGAAAGCGCGCGGACGACTAAAGTAGTCGCAGCCTGGCCGGAAACAGTAAACGCGCCAGCGTCGAGCGAAAGCACGCGACCGATTGCTGTCGTCGCGTTCTGTCCAGTTAGCGCGTAAGACGTCGATGCCGCATTGATGCTACGCGCAACGCTGGTCGTCGCGGATTGGCCCGTCAGTGTGTAGGAGCCAGCGTCTGCGGTTAGGTTTGTGTTTGTGACCGCCGGACGCAGCGCCAACGTGACTGCAGCCCAAGAATCCGCCGCGTTATTAGTACCTCCGGTCCACGCCGCAGGGTCATACGCGCCGGAAGTCCAGGCAAAGGAACCGATACCGACTTCGGCGTCGTTGGTGTCGGCGGATGCCGCCGTCCTAAAATTTGATAGCGCGGAGGCTACAAAAAGTTGGCCTGTCGCCGCAGCGCCGCCACCCGCCGCCAGGATGACTGCGCCTGTTGTGACTGGCGTGATTGCTGCGGGGTCGGGTCGGCTTGTGCCCGTGCCTGTTGCCGTAGTAGCCGTAACATCGAGCGGGGTTGTCTGGTCAACACCTCGCCAGACATGGACAGCGGCAGCGCCTGCATCAGCATTGTTACCGGAAGGACCAAAAGTAACCGACGCATCCGCAGCGGTCAGTACCTTATAGGCAACGCGCAGATTGGTGTCGTAGCTTGTTCCGTTGGAGTAAAGCTCCGTGGCGATCAGCGTGTACGCCGTCGTACCG